ATCAGCTTCTTGACGAATCCTTCTGCACTATCTTCAGTAATCTTGGCTTCTGACTTGTAGCATGTTCTGCCTGCCATCTCGATGAACTTAAGTGAGGCATTATATTCTGTCGGCACTGCTCCAAAAAACTCAACGCTTGGTTTGATTATTTTCATAGTTTCATTCTCCATCCTCATGAGCTAAAGCTGCTATCAAATCATTATGCAAATCTTCTCTGAGATCAATTAGACAATCTTTTGAGCTCTTCATTAATTGTAATTTCATCAAAGATAAAACATATATCTGATTATTAAGATCCTTAATCTTTTCATCAATTACAATTATACTAGCACTTCTTAAGTCTTTAATGAGAAACTCTCGAAGCAGTGGTGCATTAATACCAGCTCTATCAAGTGTTTTCAGATGTGTTTTCATTATTTGTTCCCTCAACTATTTTAATACAATCTTTAATTGCTTGTACAGTTGCTGCTGCTGTAACTCCGTTAGGAATTATTACGTTGGCTGCATCCCTAATTGGTTCTGCTTCTCGAGAAAGTAAATAAGTTTGAAGTTTTTGCAACACTGTAGATTTGAACGTATGCATTTTTATTACACCCTCCAGGTGTATTTAATCACTTCAGGTTTTGCATGGAACTTCTGGTTCAGTAGAATTACCAGTTTTAATCACAGTTTGTTTCACTGGAACTGGAAAAGTTTTAACAATTTTCTTATCTGTTATATGTCCAAGAGTAACATTCAATCTTTTAATCATGCCAGCCAGCCAGTCTCCATGAGATTTGAATTGTAATAATTCGCAATCATCTAAAGCATTTTGTAGGTCTAGTTCAGTTAATTTTTTCATGATTAGTTTTCATGCATAATTATTTTAGTCAGCTCTTGATCTTTTTCACTAATTTTTGCATAAAGCATATCAGCATAAATTCCAAGATATCCAGCAGCATCTCGGATGTTATCTCTCTTATGTTGATTTGATTCACGTGCAATCTTAAATAGAGTCATCATCATAGCAACATTTTCTTTTGTAACACTAAAAGTACAACCAACTGAATGAAGATAAATACTCCAATATTCTGAAATCAACTCAAACGAATTCTCAGGACTGCCATATTGATCTTGACGCTCACCATTTATTACATCTTTTGATTCTTGTAATATTGATCCTCTAGACATAAAATGATTCCTTTTAAACTGAGTGGTGAAAAATAACTTCTTTAACTGTTCCTTGAATAATTTCATCTGGCTGACATGGATCTTCTACTTCAACATCAACACGATATCTTTTAGCACCTGAATGTTTTTCACTATCTACACCAGTTCGAGCATAAACAATATCAGTTTCTTTTGTCCATGGATAAACATCAAAATAGAAAGAAAGTTTCATTTTAATTACCCTCTATGATATCTTCTAAGCCAAAAAACTTATGCCCTAAACAAGAGTTTAAAACTACTGTCCATAGTTGTCCTTCCCATCTTATATGTGTAAAACCTCCTTGAGCAAATTCTGTTGCTGCTTCTGGTAAAAGGCAAAGAGATTCATTATCAATATCACTACCATCTGTAATAAATATTTTCATTTCAACTCCATGTTTAAATCATTATTATGTTTTTCTATTTTTGATACAAGATCTTTCAATCCTTTTTCAATCTTATAAAGTCTTTCAAGCTCGTTAGCAGCTTGTAATCTTGATGTACGTAATTCAAGTTCATCAATACCGTATGGGTTTCGCAAGTAAGATAACATTATCATTTTATCCATATAGGTTTCTTTAATAGGTATCCATTTAGCACATACGTGCCCATTCGTTAAAGATTTCCCACACTGAGGACATCTTCCTATAATATTATCTATCATCATTTTAATCTCCTAAAATAGGAATAACAATTCCTCTATTCACCAACTCAAAAAAGCATCTCTTAGTTGCGCTGATATCTGCATAAGCGTCATGAGCTCCATCAAATCTTTCACCAAATAAGTGTTCATGCAACTCGGTTAGCTTGGGCCATTTTGCACGACCAGCCTTGTTTTTCAGCCCACACATTTTTACCACATTCTTATCTTTCATGGTACAATGGTTTGGCAGATCAAGATAGAATGCACTTCTCGCCAGGTCTGACAGCTCTTCCAGGTTTCGTTCCATCATCTGGTAAACGTAGTTCCAATCAAAAGCAAAGTTATGACAAACTACTAGGTCAGCCTGTCGTAGCATTAAACCAAATTGCTCGGCAGCAATTAGTTCGTCTATTCCTTCTTGGTCTGCTCTTTCAATGGTAATGCCATGCACTTCTTGAGCATAATAATTCATTGATCGGCCATTACTTTTGATGATGACATTCATTTGATCAAATTCTTCTTCTTGGCTGGCAAGAATTGCTCCGATCTGTACTGTCCAGGCCTGGGATGGATCGTTAGCAGGTAGAGCTTTTTTTATAAAGTCAGAAGTTTCAGTGTCAAAGAATAGTACTTTTGTAGCTGGTGTCATTTAGTTTTTCTCCATTTGATTTTTAATAATGTTTCTATCCATCAACCTAAATATTGTTCTGTCAAGATATGTTGGATCTCGAACTTTGTGTTGCTTACGAACTGTGGTGTACATGCAAGTTGTAGCAGAATTCTCTGCTTTGAGTATCCCAGATTGCTCAGCCATTTCAACATAGCCACGTAACTGAGGAATGTTGTCTACATCCAAGTGAAAGTTTCTAACTAGTTCTGTCCATTCAAAAGATTCGTGAGCATCAATAAATGATAGTATTTTTGCATAGATGTTAGCCTGACTTGATAAACCAAGTCCATAGAATGCGTTTGGCATTTCAAGTTCTGTTGCTTGCATTATTGCCAAGGCTTGCTCGAAATGTTCAGCCGTAATGATCATGTTATCAGATTCAGCGGCACATACAAGCATGCAGACCTTGTTCAAATGAAGTGGCCGCCTATGATTATAACCTAAGAACCGCTCACTTGGCACACCTGACTCGTCATAGTCTTGTTCATACCAGCGGACATAAGTTTTGAGAAAATCCTTACTGAGTGTGAATTGTCCGGATAGATTTGCAATTTCTTGCAGGTCGTTTTCTAAATTCTTTTGTGTCTCTTCCTCTTCTTCAGTCAAGAACTGCAAGGCTCTTCTCTGCTTCGGACCCTGACCAACTACGAAAATAATCCGAGAGATTAGGCCACCACCAACTGCATCTTGACTTAGCTTAGATTGCAATAGACTAGGAGTTATGCAACCAAAGAGTGTTAGCCAACAATTGGATATGTCTTCAGTCTTTCTTGCTAGGGTTTTATACTTCCAAGTATCTGCACAATCAAATAGGTCGGTTAGGGATGCTAGGAGCATCTGATCTCTGTCGTTCAAGAAGACTTGGAATTCTTCTGACCAGATTGATACGCTCTTATGCTTGCGAGTAAGTCCAGCATGGTCAACATAAGTATCTTCGCTGTCCATGAGTTCTCTATACAACGCTTGGGTGGATCCTAATGAATCTGCACCGATATTAACGTCTAGTTTCTGGACAAAGCTCTTTGCAATTTTCATGGCTGTGCCTTTCCGTCCTCCAGGTGGACCGACAAGAGATACGAATAAGTTAGGATAAACATAACCACGAAGTGCTCCCCAGTTACAATAGCACTTTCTTCGTAAGGCAGAAGCTATTGCAGTTAGTCCGCTCCAAAGATGGTAAAGTTCTGGTGGCTCTGTTCGCTGTGTATACTTCATATAGTGAGCTAACCAATTATCTAATTGCCTCGACATGTAAAGATTCCTTGAATATCGACATACGATTGTTGAATGGGCTTTCCCATTTTATTATCTCTTAATTAAAAACCTATCTTCTCAATAGCTTTATCACATTCTTCTTGAGTAAACTTACTTATTTCAGCCGTATTGCCAGCCCATTGCGTGCCAATCTTGGCATCCAAGCCGATGGTAAAACTTTTTCCTTTGTAAGTAAATGTGTGTGTTAGATGATCTTTAATGATTAACAAGATCTGAGGTAAGTTTGGAATCTGACTTTTGTGAAATCTGAATACAAACGAATCATGAACAGTTGTCATGCAACGAATGTCAAAGCCATCTTTGCCGAGCCTAGGATCATTCACTACTTTAATCATTCCACGATTGAGCAACTCTGCAACTGTTGATTGAGGCTTGTAGCTATAGGCATTCCTGAATAGTGCTGCATTCATTTCACCTAAAAACCTACGAGGCCGGCCAAATAAGTTATAAAGAACGCGATTTTTCTGGACTTCTTCTTCGATGGATCTATGCCAGCGTTTCAAGCCAGGAAAGCGATCAGAATAATTATCAAGTAGCCTCTTACACTCTGACTGAGACATAAAAACTTCTTCTTTTGCAAGATTGTCAGAGAATGTTTGAGGGCCCATGCTATAATTAGATGCGTGGACGACCTTCTTTCCCATGTAACGCATTGTGGATTTTTGATCTGCTTTTTTATTCTTTGCCTCATAAATAACTTCTTCAATTGGAATGCCAAATATCTTGCTTGCATTAAAGCTATGCACATCTATTCCTGATTCAAACGACTGGATCATGTTAGCATCTTGAGTAAGGTATGCAACTACATGCGCTTCAGCCTTGGCAAGATCACACTCACACATAATCCAATCAGGATCGGCAATGAGATAATACTTAAACATATAAGGCTGGTTTTGCAGATTTGTGCCTGTGCCTTGGTAAGTTTTTTCAGTAGCAATACGTCCTGAAACTGTGCCAGTTATTTTATGATTACATCTAATTTTATCATCTTCATCTACAGTAACATTAAAGTAGGTAGATAGGAGTTTTTGATATCCTCTCATTTTAATAATAAGTCTAGCTTCTTCAGAACCCTTAATTCCTTTCTTGGCTATTCTATGCATTGCTACAGCATCACAAGATATAGCTCCAGTTTTACGATTAACATAAGGTTTGATCATGCAAATGCCGTAGAAATACGCAATCATTTGCTTTGATGAACCTTGATTAAGTTCTTTACCAGTTAATTTATTTAACTTATATTGAAGAAGTCTAAGTATTCTTTCAAGAGCTTTTTTTCTTTTACTAATGCCTTTCTGATCAGTCAGGATTCCGTTAAATTCCATTTCTATGAGAGGCTTATGGAGATTCATTGTATAATCCATAGCATCCATAGAATCGAATTCACCTAACTCCTCAAGGAGCTTTTCAGTTATTGGCAATAAATATGCTGAGTCTTTGGCATTATAAGTCCAGTATTGTGGCCAGTTCTTAATCGCCTTAAGGTGTGATTGCTTTCCTTCGTCTTTGTAGTATGGATAATAGGTGTAAGTTGAAGTTAGATAATCAAGCCCCTTTGGAAGTTCTGTATAGCAGATGTGCTGTGCAAGCATTGTATCAAAATAAAAGTTATCTGTTTTAATCATCATGGTACGAAAAGTAAACATGATATCGAACATTCCATTTTGACAAATCTTACCGATTGCTTCGTTGTTAAGTATTTCGGCTAAACCAGTCCAGATTTTTATCTCTTCTCCTGTTGTCCAATAGTTGCCCTGGTTATTCATTAGAGGAACAGACATGGAAAGGATCTTATTATCGTGATAGACTGCCAATGAGTAGCAGGTAATAAATTCAGGAGTCGCCTCGATGTCAAAGGCTACATATTGTTTTGTCTTAATCAAGGCGTAAAATTGCATAATTTCTTCAAAGCTAGGCTTGATTTTTATTTCTACATTGTCAACGAGCAATTCTGGATCTTCAATGATACGCAAGGCTTTCGTGAAGTCTGCGATCATTGTATAGAAGTGAATAGGCTGTCCGTATGGAAGGGTGAAAGATGGGTGATAAGACAAACCTATTATCTTGCCAGCCAGTTTGTCTTTCAAATGAGGAAAGTCTTCTGCATGGTAGAAGGAACCTCGATATTTTGTTATCGAATCAAACTTAGGCTCATCCAGGAGAAGTCTCATTGGAGTAGCACCAAGCAACATTATTACTTTGCCAGGAAATTGAGCAAGCTCATCAATTAGTGCTGCTTGCAACTTGCTCCAGTCTGGATGGCGATAGCCTTTATCTGTCCAAAGGACAGCAGTATTGTTTTTTGGAAACTTGGCTTTGCAAGCATTAGTTAAGTAGATTTTGTATCTAGCTAGTCTAACGGCTGCACAGATGCGATTAAGCTGAGAGCCTGTCGGACCTACGAATGGTTCGTTCTTCAGGGCTTCGATTTCACCTGGAGCTTCACCAACCATAGCGATTTCAGCAGTAAGTATGTTATCAGTTGGAGCGCACTCTACAGCTAATGCATTGAAAGAACCTTCTTTCTGCGGAGTTGCTGTAGTTGATATGCTAGGAATGATCATTTGATATCCTTTATTTAAGGAACTATTTCTTCTTTATTATTTTTACGAAAAGGTTTCATATCTGGAATTTCTATAACTTCACAATTAAATAGAGCACATAAGCACTTACCTTCTGCATTTAATTTAGTTCTTAATGATAATAACTCATCTATTGAATTATCACAACACCATGAACTCTCATTTCTATGAAAATCTATATCATCTTCTGTCCAAAACCATGGCACTTCAATCTCAATCTCATACGAATATCTAACTTTTACTTTTCTTTGTAAAATAACACAATTATATTTATGTGCTTTTCCTACTTTTTGTTTACAATATAAACATTCATCTGGTTTGCCAGCTGGACGTATTCCATCATCATCTGAAAGAACTAATGGTAAAATATTTTCCTTATTCATATTCTATCCTTTGTCAATGCTCCAGGATTCGGAGCCTTTATTTCCTGTTTGCAATCTAAGCAAAGATAAGAACGAACCCGGATAACATTTGCACTTATAATGTTGATAGCAAAGTTATAGTTTGGCTCATTCTTATAGCCGTTCGGCCAGCTCTTGGATGCAAAACCTATTTCGAGTGGCACGATGTTTTTGTGTAGGCAACAGTTAGAACCAGGCGTGATGGGAGCTTTCTGTTCTGATAATTGGCCTACTTTATATTTTGTCATAACTTATTAACCTTTCTTTTTGTTCCGTTGCCACGGACTTTTACCCACATATTTACTGTAATTTTTGTCCTTGATTTTGTCCTTATAAAAAGTTCTTGATTGATGTACTCTATCGTTATTTGTATCTGCTTGATAGTTGCAATATGCATGACAACTTTCAATTCCGATACAGGTAGAATCACAACCTTTGCATGTTGGAGGTCCTAGCCACGCTATCATTTGCCACTCTCCAGATTAAAGTCCTTCCACTTCAGCAGTTATTCCCAAATAATTCTCAAGCCTCTGATAAAATTCTGGAATATACTTTTGTGATTTATCGCAGCCAACTGGCATCATTTTTTCTTTGGCTGCGCTGATCAAGCAGTTGCCAGAACCAGCAAATAAACTCATAAACAGTGTTCCAGGTTTTCCCAAGGCTTTTAAGAAATGATCATAAAGCTCAATCGGTTTTTCCCATTGATGGATTCGCTGAGAAGAACTGACTGTGCTTATGTTAATTGAAGATGATAAGCTAGGAGTATTAAACTGTGCATTTCCCTTACGCAGTAGCAAAAACATTTCCCAGTTGCTCACCATATTTGTCTTCGGCTTATTGGTGCTGCCTCCAACTTTGTTCCATGAACCAGGAGACTGAACGCCAAAGCCAATTTCTCTAGCTATATTATTGATCTGAATAAAATGTTCTTTGCCTGTCCAGACTAAAGCCCAACTACAGTCAAGCATCTTCTCATATACTAATGGCAAATAATTAAAGTAGAAGTCATAAAGTTCTTTTTCATCCCAATCTTGAGCTTTACATTCGATTTTGTTTGTCTTACCATAGTTATCGTTGAAATCAATCGCGTATGGTGGATCAAGTTCTACCATTCCCACAGAATTGCTAGGAATCTTATCGAGGAATGTCTTATAGTTTTCAGCTACATAAATTACTTGAATGTTAGATCTGATTGCTTCTTGCTCATCGTTAAGGTCTTCATAATCTTCATCAAACTCGGTAAGTCTTTCTTTAGCTTGCTTGGTTTTCTCAAACACAGTTTGAGTTACCGTATTTTTTATAGGAGCTGTCATGGTTCCATTCTGTAACGCAACTAAACGCCCTTTTTCAGCATCGGTAAAACTTCCCATTCGCTGAAGTGCCTTAGCTTGTTCACCGAGAGCTTTGTATGCTTCTTTAGCTCGG